CACCAGGCGTCTCCGCAATTGTATATTACTTCTGATCTTGATTCGGGAAGATCTGTTGCAAAGTCTGTTGGTCGATTAGTGAAATAATTTACTTTTTCATAAACTAAATTCCACTTACGCGAACCAGGGTCATATGAAATACCCATTTCAAATTGCCAATCGCAAATGTTCTATTTGATGCACGAATAGGTCAATTGCCTCTTGTGACATCCAGGCTTTAATTCTATCCATCCTAGCTTGAGTAAAAAATTCTTGCTGTGTATACCAGGTGTTAACCTCAGTGCTGCCCTTGTTGCTATTGCAACGACGGCAAGCAGGGATCAAGTTGTTTCTTTTGCTGAAGCCTGATTTAAACTTTGGCACGATATGGTCCAGGCTTGTTGCAACATCTTCGCAATAACCACATTTGTGATCCCAAGCCCTATAGATATCTTCTTTAAATCTTTTCTTTGCCAGCCTTGGAGTTATTTCAATCAGTAGAGCGAGTGGTTCATTCTCGTCACTGAACATACTCGTTGATGCCGTTAACTCACTTTAAGATCCCCAAGCCAAGATTAAAAGTTAAGATTTTTATTAAAGTGCTTGACACGTCACACTTAACGTGTATGGTGCTGTGGTACACACCCCGCAAATTTATGGGTACCAAATCCGGCTGGGTCACAGCCAACAAGGCTTGCGAGCTTCTTAAGCTCGATAAAAAAACATTATTTAAGATGCGAGATACTGGAGTCCTTCATTTGGGGCCACACTATGCTGCTTTTGACGATACATACTCACGAGACTCTTATCGTTGGAACGTTGCAAAAGTTCGCAAGGCCCTTAGTAGGTTGGAAAAAGCTACTGCAGCAGCTATTTAAATTATCTTTTTGTTTTAGTAAGCAGTCATTGTTTGCGCAGTGGCTGCTTACCTATGTAATTACGGATTTGGCCCCACACCGCTGGAGAAGGCTCCCCAAGCCAGTCCAACCGCTTCTAGCGTAGATAGTTCACCAGAAGCGTAAGGGAGGTGTACAACGTCTCCTGGGGTGTACACAATGGGGCTCCCACTAAAGGAGACAGGACTGAAACCGAACTGACTTCGTTTCAACTGCTCTTCTGATGTTACGTATCTAGTTTCAACAACGTCACCAAATTCAACTGTCATGTGAAAGAACCATCCTTATTTTGTAGGGAAAAGTTTTGTAGTCTGATAAAACTAGCTGGAATATTCAGTAGTTTTTGTAGCATTGGTAACAATTGCGGAGATTGTAAATTCTTGGGAGGCATATCCATATATGATAAGCCTTTGACGGAATTCATGTAATCAATATTTGATTTGATATTGGCAACTTCTTTTGTTAATCTTTGTTCCCAATTAACTATTCCTTCTTCCATCTCCACGGGGAGATCAGATGGTTCAGGCAATAAGATCCCCTCCTGGAAGCGAAGAGCGTAAATATGTTTACAGTATCGCATTTCATCAAGCAATGGGCTCCAGTAGTCACTGAATGAAATGATTTGGTTATCTTTGGCCTTGTAATCAACAAAAGTAACGGGACCTTCTGATGCTCCTGGAGAGCTTGTGTTCCTTAGGTAGCGCCCACCAAAGTCTTGGAACAAGCCTGGATTGTCTATTGACTGGAATGTTAGCTCAAGGTTTCTATTGTTATTGAGCTCAGTGTCAGCATTGTTATTTACATTGCCAAAAGAATCGGTCAGTATCTCATGCCGACCAAACTTTAAACCGGCGGGCCTAGTATAGGGAAATCTTTTCTTTATTTGTGAATCATTTCTTTTACTGAAATCAGCATAAGTACGGCGGGTAAAATCTTGACAAGTGCAGGCATATCTGCTTCCAAGTATTAAGAAGCGGTTGATAGCTGGTGGACGAGTGGCTGGTGTTACAAAGTTTCCGTCAATAGTGGCCTCAAAGGAACCATTCTTTTGTAGCTTTAATATCCCATTATTTTGATCAATGTCAATCAATAAGGTTTGAACGTAACCATATCTGGTGTCAGTAGCAGGATTTCTTGATGCTGCGGTAATTGGAATTCCTTCTGGTATTAATACGCGATCTTCTACAACTTCTCCGATAAGAGGCTTAAGAGCTTCTCCCCCATTGACACCAGGGATGTATAGCGGTGCAGGAAGGGGGTTCACAGAAGACCACGTTCCAGCAAGTGTTACATACCAGTAATCAGCATCTTCTGTATAGGAAGCAACACTACCTCTTGTCCCTATGCTGTCGAATACATTATCAAAACGTAATAAAGCGCTTACCCGGCATCCTGTCCAATGAATACCAAATTCTCTATTAGAAGTAGGGAACCCCTGTAGTACACCGATAATCACTGGGTCATTACCAGGGGGAAGTGATGTTCCCTGTGGCACTGGAAGAGTGTATCGAAATGGAAAATTATAAGATTTTTGGATGCCTACAGCAACTGCAATTTCATATCCTCGCCTCCAGCGTGCCCATGCAGACTCACGGTCCATTGCAACAATAGAGTTAGGAACTGTGCCCCTAGAAAACTCAGTTGTAATTGGTTTAATGTCGGCAAAAGTATAATCAATTCTTTTGTTAAAGGTACCAAACTTACCTCCAACTTTAGCTGCCATCTTTAGTAGAAGCCGCCCTGTGCGTAAACGTGAGCACCAGGAGTATAACCAGAGGTAGTTGGACCTGCTGCAATCACACCTACGTAAACACGATCGCCCCGCTCCATGTAAATTCCTTTATTACGCAAAGGAGCTGTTTCACCCAATCCATTGGTATTACCTGCAGAAACCACAGGAGCAGCAAGGACGGGCATAACATCAGAACAATCTACCTGTTGCACACTAGCTGGAACTTGCTTGGTGAACAAAACTTTGTAGTCACCGCTGGCAGGAATTGGTGTGGTAGTACCACGCGTTTGGTAAAAGATGAAGTTTACGGCTGGTTGGTACCCGTAGATAGTTCCTTCAAACCTGAAACCGGAAGCTACTCCAGTTGAATAGGCAACAGCAGTGTTAATACCGGTAAGAGTTCCGGAACCTGTATAAGTATAGAATCCAACGCCTTCAAATGGAGCACCACCATCAGTAAGAATACCCGTACTTACGATCTGCGCAATCTGTCCACTAACAAAACTAATGGGAGTACCAGAAGTACCAGAGCTTACTGTGTAATCAACACTACGAGAAGTATCATTGCGTACGATGGTAATCGAATCGATAACTCCCCCACTGTTGTTGTCTTCACTTAAGTTAGCGTCCATATCCACCAGGATAGCTGGAGCCTGTCCCCCCTGCACAAACAAGGTATTAGATCCACCAGCAACTTGTGTCGTTATACGAACAGAATCGAATAGCGGCCTATCAATCAGTAAGGGTTGTTTCCCAGTGGAAGTCGACGACATTGTACTTTACGTTTATCTTTTGTTTATTATAGGAGCCTTTAACTACCCATGTATTGACCCAAGTTTCCAAGGGGAGTATCTGGCATCCTAGCAGTTGCTGTAAATAATGCTTCCGGATTTTCTTGCAAAGCTAAAAAACGTTGAAATAAATCACCATCGTCTTGACTTTTAAATACACGTTTCTTTTCTTGTGCAATATTAAGACGTTGTTGAGGAGTCATTCCTCCGTAAGCACCACGGTAAATTTCTCCTGGTGTGTAATCATTGTCTATATAGTCAAGAAAAGATGCCATTAACTTATATCCTCGTTATTCATGAATAAATGAAGGAAATCAGCAGGCCCTAAAACACTTGGTGTGCCAGAAACACCAGCAGGGGGATCTGGAATATCAAACAAACTACTTTGCTTTTGACGCATCATAGGTATCATTCCCATGATTTGTCTAAGTAGTCTAGATCCCAAAGCATTTCCTCTGCTGGCGGGACTTTTTCCAGCAGCAACAGTACCTGTTGATGCAGTGGGTGATGTGGCAACATTTTTGCGTCCTTGTTCAAAAAATTGTTGGATCGTGGCAGCTTTCTTGACAGGCTGGCCGTAATAACTAGCGCCAGACTGTGTTGGAAAAGATGCCCATTCTGGTGCCAAGGCGGCTTGTATTTCTGGGGTGAGTGTTCCAGCTTTTGTAATAGCTGCTAGTCCTCCCATCGGCATAAGTCGATCACGAACTTTTTGTAGCATTCCGAGATCTTGTGCTCGAGGACCAAAGTCAGATAGTCCCAATTTCTTCTGTACCTCACCCCAGGTGTCAGGCATAAATTGATAAGCTCCTGCTGCGGCACTCGCAGACCCACCGGGAGATCGAATTACTCTATCTGGATGACGTGAAAAATCATTAAACTTTCCACCGCCAAACATGACGTTGTAACCAGGCTTGCCCCCAAGAATAGTTCCTTCAGCTCCAGAGATAGCCTGCTTTAGTCCTCCGAACAAGCCGGGGTTTTGCTTGGCCCACTGTTCTAAAATTTTACGTTCTGAGGACATGTTTATTTCTGTAGTTTATTTTATACGGCTTGCAAAGGCTTGTTTAAGAAGGGCTTTTTTTGTTTGACTTAAGTCCTCAGGAGAGAATAATTTTAATGGATTAGTAAATGCTTCCATGGCACCAGGAGCAGGCTTGGTGTCACTAAAGAATTCTTTAACACCAATCTTGTCTGTCGGAGGTATTTCAACTCCTGTCAGTGGAGTCTGGAGCTGTGCTGGGGAAAACCCGAGGGGTACGCCACCAGGGCCCATTGGAGCAGAGAAAGGTTTGTTAAGGAGGTCAGCATATTGCACATCACCGGCTGCTTTTGTAATTGCTCCCAAGGGACTGAGAGACTGGAATGCAGAAACAGCTTGTGTATAACCAAGTTGACCTGGCTTAAGGTTTCGTGCTAAATCTGGGTTCGTAGTAGCCCAGATCTCAAGACCAATCTTTTCTTTGTCTTCTGGACTAGCAGTGTTGTATGCCTTGGTTAATTCGGCAACACGATACTTTTTAAACAGAGGATCTTGCTCTGTCATCTGAGCAACACGTTGCTTTTCAGCTTCGTAATTACGCCGTGCGGCGCCATCAGTGGGAGGTGGGAGTACGGGTGCATCGGGAGTGCTAGCAAGTGGATTGGCACTTGGGTTCCAGTCTGTGGGGCCATACTTACCAGTTTCAATTGCATTTAGAGGTCTACCACCATATTCTTCTTTGATTCCTTTATTGGAAATAATACCGAACTTACGTAGTTGTGTAGCCAAGCTACTAGAAGTTCCTATTAACAAATCAAGAGGATTCATATTTATCTCCAGTTAAGGTTTAAGTAAATCCGAGATCCAACTGCGGTATCTGCCGGGCCTGGTAACGCCTGGATAAATTCAGCACCAGATCTTTCGTAGCGGTACCTGGCCTGAAAAGGATCTTTGTAGTTAGGAACGTAAAGGATATTAGCAAGTCGATTTGTCTCATAAAGATAAATCTCATCCCATACCTTTAGTGCTTCCTTGGCATTACTAGATCTAATTGTACGATCAACGTCACCAGCAATATTTTCAATCCTAGTAGATGGAGAAGTTGCTACTTCAGTTTTCTTTTCGGCTGTGTCACAGCGACCGACTTGAATAATAATTTTGTCGTAAAAGTAAGAGTCAGGTACGGTATTAAGAGATTCCTCAAGACGAGCATAGTCACCCGCCGGAACTGAGACCACGTAATAACCAAGGTGGTATCTAACTCTACTTTTGTCGAAGTCAGATAACTGCACTTCTTTTGCTCACTGTGTTTTAATTATACGTTCAGCAAATCAACTAAACAGAGCCATTGCTTGCTCAGGAGTAATAGTCATATTTTTATATGGATTAGATAGGGCAAACTCATCAAGCTGAGATGTTTGTTTCCGTGCCAGAGCTTGTTGGAGCAGGGAAGAAGTAAGGATGTCCCTTAAAGATTCTTTTTTACCAAACAGTGACTCCATCAGTGTATCTGTATTTTGTTCAGGTGTAGGCAGTGTTGGCGCAGTAGGTACTTGTGTACTACCAACGGATGCGGCTTTACCAGGAGCGGTATGCAGGAAACGAATTTCGTATGGGTTCCCCTGGGGGTCAGCAACACTTAATGCACCGAATCCATGATCGGGACGGTATGTTCCAGTACCTTTGTAAGTTAATGGTGTTCCAGCCCCCAAACCAATGTCAATTCCTTCGTGATAAGTAGAAGCTCCTGCTGTTGGTGCAGTACGCTTTCCAAATCCTGATGTAATAGGAAAATTCCATTTCCAATCATTACCGGCTTGTTGTACCAGGGGGCGCTTATCAGCTCCAACTAATACATTCTGTAAAAGAGTCCGAGCTGTTTTTGGATCAATTTTCTTTCCTTTCTGTGGTCCAAACTGAGGTATGACGCGTACGTCAAGATGGGCCCCCGTGGAAGGGAATACATCCTTACTCGGATCTACAACAGAACCTAGTGGGATTAAACCAGCCATTATCTTTTTATTTTTAATTCTAAAACAACAAAACCCCTAGTATTCCAGGGGCCTTGTATTTGAGAATGAGAATCAAACTCTAATTAGGTCAGCAGCAAACACAGAGTCCCAATCAATTCTTTTAATTTGTTTCAACTGGTCAAGACTTGTAAATCTCTCACCTGACAAAGAAAGTTGTAGATCTTTAATTTCCCGAGCAGTCTTCAAACCAATGCCTTTGATGTGGTCTGCAATCATCTGAGCAGTTGCACCGTTAATGTTGAGCCTGACATCAGGAGGAAACACGCGTGGCTCCTCTTTAGACGCCTTATCTTTCACCTGAAGGGTCTTGACTTTTTTTGTGGCTTGCTCATCAGGCAACAATTCTGTTTTGTAAGCGGTATAAAGGCGACCGTCCTGATCTTCGACCATGAACCAATCGCCCCTATCCCACTCACTAATGATGCGTACCCTGGCTCCAGTCTTTTTGTGACGATGGAGAATTTCTTCAGTGCTGGTTGACATAAGACCAGATCATTCAATTAATCTGGTCTTAGTTTAGCCTAATTAGCTAACAACGCGACCAATCAGGTAACCATCAATATCTTCGTAGCCAGGAGCAACGTCAGGCTGGAAGTAACACACCTCAACCACAATGTAGCCTACGCGACCAGCAGCAGAGTCGCCGCTGGAGATGTAGAAGCCACCAGAAGTGGAAGTTGCGGTTTGTGATTCACGAGCCTGCACCGTAAATGTGGTAGCGGCAGTGATCTGTTTGTAGACCTTGGGAATCAACGTAGCACCAGTACCAGTCTCCGTAAGATACGGCTGAGTGCCATAAGCTGCAGTACCAGCGGTAAAGAGGATTTCACCGACCTGGGTACCAGAAGTAGTAGACGTAAAGTTGGCTTGGGCTACAGCTTCAGCAACGGTACCAGTCGAAGTCAGGCCGGGGCCAAACGTAATGACGTTACCAGTTGCGGCATAGATACCAGAGGCAACACGATCATCACCCCAACCAGAGGCAATAGAAGCAGCAGCGCGGTAAATATAGGCAGGGCGAGCTGAACTACCAGAGATCACCATGCCGGTGATGTCGGTACGGGTATCATCATTCCGATAAGGTGAGGGGATGATGACGCTGCCCGAAGCAACAGGACCACTACCAGACGTAGCGGTAACAGCAAGATAACCACGTTGCTGGAAATAACGATAACCGGGGATAGCCAGAACCGAAGTAGGGCCACCTTTAGAAGATTCGTTACTACCGTCTTGGGTATTGTCGATGTTCTTATACCAGCTATTCAGGGGCTCAGCCCAGTTGCCGGGATAGATTTTTTTAGCTGAAAGATAGGACATTTATTTCTCCTAGTTGTAATTTATTATTTATTAAACGTTACCATCGTCACGCAGGAAACTGAATGCCGTGGTAATAAAGTCCTTATTCAGGATATCAAAACCGGCGTACAGTTGCCAGATCAGAATGATAAAGCGGCTGAAGTCATCATTGTTATTGATCAAAACTTGAGCGTTCGGACCACCAATGCCAACGCCAACAGCTTGAGGGCCAAAGAAGTAACCTTGAGCAACTTCATAGGTACCAGCGCCAGGATCAGAACCGCTACCAAGAGTAGCTTGTTGAGTCTTGATCGGGAAGTTGGTTGATTCGAAGAACTTAACACCTTCGAACTGAACACCAGTGGGCATCACGGGTTCACCAGCCAGGAAGTAACCTTGACCAGCTTGAGGACCTTGGAAGAAACTAGCGTTATTAGGCATCATGGGGTTGCCCATGTACATGCCTTGACCAGGATTACCAGAGTAACGTGCAATCTCCCGGAAGTCAGGGTCACGACGCAAGTGCATCATGAATGTGGGATCGCAAATGCAACGATACAGACCATCAGCGAAGGTGGGGACGTTGCGCTTACGCAGGTCCTTAACAACGGTCAGAAGGTCGGTACGCACCTGGAACTGTTGAACTTGAGCACCGTACTCAGCAGTGGTGTAGCTAGGGTTTTTGGTCTTGCCACCAGGGAAGTAGTAACCACCTTGAGTGGAAGAAGCAGGACCGTTAGCTTCAGCTTTGGACAGTTCATCAAGGAAAACACGATCACGCCACCTGCGATAGTCGTCGAGCAGAGTCAACGAACCAATGCTCTGGTGGAACATGTTCAGGTTACCAGTATCCAGCAGCATGCGCTGAGCGGTAATCAGAGTTTCACGAGCAATCTTGAAGGTGCTAGGTTGGGTCGGTTCGCCAGGGTCTGCAGGACCCGTATATTCCTTAAGCACCACAAGGACTTTCTCCTTGGTGATGTTACGACTATTGGCGGTACCAATGGTCTGGTCTGAGATACGCTCGCGGCTATCCTTGGTGCCAGGGTTGCCCCAGAACTTATAGCGATCGAGTTGAACGGTTTGGCCAGGTTGGCGAGTAAAGTCATGGACGACCACGGGCTCTACTGCCATCTCGCAAATATAAGCGGGGTGGGGACGATAGAGTTCCGCACCCAAAATCTTAGGAAAGTCGGTATCAATGAACACTTGTGTTTATCCTCCAGTGTCTCGGGACAGGGATGTCAGGTGAAAGATGTAGACAAAATTGTCTTATCTAAATAGATTTTAGCAGTTAACAATTTATCAACCTAAATAACGCAAGGTAGGAGTATAACTCCGGGCCATTTGCGTATTACTAGAATTAGCAAGTTCAGGGTCCGCAATTACATTTTGCTGAAATCCTGGAACTCCCATTGCACCAGGGATGGCACCAAGAGCAACGCCGCCCAAGCCAGCAGTAAGTGCAGAAGCGGGAACAAGACCTGCAGCGGCTGCTTTGCCTAAAGTGCGAGGATTTACTTTGTCTGCCAATGCCGCTGCATTTAATAAAGCGGCTTGTCGTTTACCGCCTGCACGATTTTTTTCCGCAGCATTTAAAAGCTCATTTTGTATCTTTTCTGGCATGTATTTACCAGCAAGTCCACGAGCTGCAAGCAAACCACCTGCGCCACCCACTACACCTGCAATACCGGCAAGTGCAGCAGAACCTGGATCTTCACCTTGGGAGAGGGCATAGCCGCCGGTAGCTAAACCAGCAGCAGCAGGTACACCATATCTAAGTAGTGGACGCATGGCCTCACTCCATCACAAACAGTTTGTTTGCCAGGACTTGAGGTTGAGCTTGGTTGATGACACGCCAAGCATTCTGGGGGTCACGATCCATCACTTCCTTAAAGCTGCCCCAAAAGTTTTCAGGCTGTTGGACAGCAGCGGCAGAAGGAGGAGCGGGGAATTGACCCGGTTCGTAACCAGCAGGTTGGGTGCGATAACCAGGAGTTTCCAGTTGCTGCTCACTTTCGTACACAGGATACGGACCTTCGGGACCGAAGAACTTCAGCGTGTAATCGCTAAGCACATCAGGGTTGGTCAGGATCTCGTTGTAAGCCAGGTTCTCCTGGTGTTCATTAACCGAGAATTCAGCATAACCTTTAATGGTATTAGCGGCTCGATTGCCCCAGGCCACTGCACTATCCAACATCCCTTCCAAGTTGAGGGCATAGTTATTTAGGACGGCGGGAGCTTCGATTCCGAACGCGTCCATCACTTGGCGGCTTTCCTGACTCATTCCCACGAAGTCCGCGATTTGCTCCAAGGACGGAGTCGAGGAGGTTTGGGAATAGTTGGGCGAGGAGGCCGGGCTGGCTGACCAGGTCTGCGGAACCGATTGTTGCGTAGCTGGGCTGCTGACTTGTCCGTAGTTCGCCGGGGCGTACTGAGGAGTCGGTGCTGAGGGTTGACCCTGGAACGGGGATTGGACTGGTGCGCTCAGCAGGTTCACTACCTTGTTGAACGCCGACTCCCAGGGATTGCCCGCCGAGGAGCTCTGCAATTGGTCCGCTTGTTGGTACTGGGGGGCGTACTGCGTAGGGGCTGATTGGTAACTGGGGGCTGCCTGAGGTACCGCTTGGGGGTAGCTCATACCCACTTGATACGGTACTGGAGCTGCTTGGTAGCTGGGCCCCGGAGCCGGTTGAGCTGGAACCACGTAGTTGCTCGGAGCTACTGACGGTGCTTGGCTCATCTGTGGGATCGATTGGACGGTAGCGTCCTGCATAACTCATCTCCTTTTGTAATGCTTCAAGAGTTCGATACAGATACGGAGTAAGATCCAATCTGGGATCCGCAGCCATCGGTAAGTCCGGTGATTGCGGGTGGGGGGTCTGCATCATGCCACCCACTAAGCGAGAGAAAGAAGAATATGCATTCTGTAATTCTCCCACCATCCTGAACGGGAACCCAGATAACATCTCGGCCCGCTCCTCATCCGTTTTTGACGGAAAGAGGTACTTCAGTGCTTCAATGCTATCAACACCTAATTCTTGTAGGTTGCGTACCACGATCGAATTATTAAGTATATCTTGAGTGGAGTCTTCGTAAACAGGGCCTAACCAACGCCACTGAACAGTTAAATCGCCATCAGGAATAAGACCTAACACCCCAGGAGGTACTTGTTGTGTTTTTACACAAGCCATCATGAGTTGCTTGACACGCTCCTCAAAACCAAATAAAGCATCAGAGTACATATTCTTTTCTTCTACGGATGCATTTTCTTTTGGTTCTATTGGTTTCTCCAAACCAGCGGCGGCAGCTAGTGTTTCACGAAACAAGCGTTCCTCTTGATAAACAATTAGTTCAAAACAACGACAGATTCCATAAGTGTAAATTGCATTTGCTTTCTTTTTAGAAGTTGCTGCTACTCTACCAAACAATGATTTATATTCTGTTGCTGTCACACCAGCAGAAATTGAAAGCTCATCAACACCACCTAAAGCAGTTCTGATCTCTTCTCGATACTGGCGAGCAAATGAATTTTGGTCTCCAGTGATTGCGTCTGGGACAATGTAACCAACACGATCGTTTGGTTCGAGGTTTGCAATAATTCTTGGGACACGTATCTGACCATCTACACCACGGCTGATAGGATCAGATTTAAATGTGGAACGACTAAGGGCTGCTTGACTGGTAAACCCTGAATTTGCTGCAATAGAGGGACGCTGTACTACGCTATCTCCACCTGCTTCAATCAAATCAGTCTTTGGTCGAGACGAAAGAAGTGTTGGATTACCAAAGAACTGCACATTCTTTCGCATGGTACGAACCAATTCATCATGCGTGACAATATGATTGGCAAGCGCATCAAACTCTCCTATCCCTTCAGTAGAAAAACCTTTTGGATTATTAAAGATCTCTACACAGGGAATAAATCCAAGAGTATTTTTAAATGTTTTGGTTTGTCCAGATGCAACAGAATGCGGCTGCTCAAAAGAAAGCTCTCCTTCCGAGTGAGTCTCCTCAATTATCTTACGTTTAATTGACAGTTTAATAAAACGCCTGGCTCCTTGGCCACCAAGAGTACCTGGTCCCGTTAA